TTTAGCTCCAAATGGCACTGGTAGAGTAAAAATAACTAATGCTTCACCAGGAACAAGCTCAACACAAATAGCAACTACCGATGGAAAAAGTCTTGTCTTCTCCATGGTTTTCGGATATTAATACGTAAGGAGAATAAAAAATGGCAACACCGAATCTTGTAAATATAGCAACGATCACACCTAAAAATGCTATGGGTAGTTTATCTGATACAAGTAGAACTACTATGATTGATGTACCTGCAGAAACTGCAGTTAGAATTGATACAATATTATTAGCAAACATTGATGGAACTAACGCTGTTGATGCAACAGTAGAAATTAGTAACGACAATGGCTCAACTTATTATAAAATTGCAAGTACAATTTCAGTACCTGCAGATTCAACATTAGATTTAATTGGAAGACCTATCTACTTAGATGAAACAGACTTAATCGCGGTGACAGCAGGAGCTGCTAACGATTTAGCATTCCACGTTTCTTATGTAGAAATGGTAGACTAGGAGGATTAAATGCCAAGAATAATTAAACCAGTAGCAAGAACTGAATTTACATCATCAACTGTAACTATTGACTCTTCTGGAAGAGTTATATCAGCTGCTTCAGGAGCAGCAGGTGGAGGCGGTTTTGTACCAAATGTTTTTGCAGCTGGACCTGCTTCAGGCACGCTTACTTCTAACGCAAGTTTTATAGGGGCATACCTGTACGCTGGCGGAGGCGGAGGCGGCGGAGGTGCTAGAAGAAATGATGATCAAAGACCAGGAGGATCTGGTGGTATTGGTGGATTTGGTTTTTATGGATCACCTGTAACTGCTCCATTCTCACAACCTTATTCAGTGGGTGCTGGTGGAAATCCAGGAGCTGGTGGAAATCAATATCAACCTGGATCATCCGGTGGTACGGGTGGTGCAACAACTATAGCAAATATTGGAACTGTAAACGGCGGAGGCGGAGGCGGAGGAGGCTCCGACGGAAGTCCTGGGTCTACAGGAAGTGCTGGATCTGCTCCAGGAGCAACTACAACTTGGAATATTAAAACTTTAATACAAGGTTCAAATTATGGTGATGCAGGAAATGGAGGTGACGCTGCTCCTTCTAATGGACCTCAAAACCCTGGAAATGCAGGTGGAGCTGGATTAGCGATGATCTTTGAAAATAGTGGAAGTTAATTATGGCAATATTTGTTTTTCATAAAAATTCAGATGGTCAAGAAGGATCTTTATATAAAATAGCTGATAATCAAACTAATTATGATGCTAATAAAAATTGGGATGATGGTTTCTATGATACAGTTACTGTAAGTGATTCTGATTTTGAAGCTGTAAAATTAGGAAATAAAATTGTAGTAAGTAAAACTGGAGATAGTGTAACTTATCAAGACATGAGTGTGAGATATGATTTTGCTGTTGATTTGCAAAAAGAAATAAATCGTAGAATAAGTGACATAGAAAAATGGTTAGAAAGTAATTCTTCAAAACCTATGGCTTCAGGTGTTACGACTTATTTAAATTACCTTAAAAATTTAAAAGCAACTGACATAGTAACTGATCCAAGTGAAAGTGCTACAGTTGACGATGACACTGCAATTTGGTCTGATGGCACGGCTTTAAATTCAACTCTTGAAACTTACGCACAAGGTCAAGGTCAAACAGTTTACAGCTCTCTACAATTATTGTAGACTTCTTTTTAAAAAAGTTATAAATACATTTTTTAAATAAAGATATATATGTTTGAAAAAATAATTACTTTTTCTTGTCACGAAGATTATGTTAATTTAAAAGAAGATTATCCCACTCCAATAAAAACTAATATACCAGAGTGGTTTAAAAAATTAAACCATTCCCCACGTTTTAGAACAATTAAAGGATGCATGCCTTTTCTTGATACTTTGACCTCTGGATATTTATTAAGAATTCCACAAGATATTTCCATTAAACATAATGTAGAAAATCCAGAAACAAAACAAAAAGATAGTTTTGTGCACACTGGAGAAATAGACTCAGGTTATTTACATTCTAGAGGTATTAATTTGAGTTCTGACATGACAAGAGATATACATTCAACAGGACAACTAGCAGGATCTCCTTTTGTAGAAAAAAATAAAAATTTACCTTTTTATAAAATATTAAATCCATGGCACATAAAAACACCACCAGGTTATTCTTGTTTGTTTTTACCTCCTATGAATAATGCAGACGATAGATTTTCTATTATACCTGGAATAGTTGATACGGACACTTTTAATCAAGAAGTTAATTTTCCTTTTGTAATTAATGGAGACAAGTATTCTTCATTAGACACTATTATAAAGAAAGGCACTCCTTGTGTTCAGATCATACCCTTTAAAAGAGATAATTGGAAAATGAAAATTAAAAAATTTAAAACTAATGATTTAGTTCCTAAAAAATCATTTTATAGATTAAATTTTTTTAACGTGTATAAAAATAGATTTTGGAAAAAAAAATCATGGAAATAAAAGATTATATAAAAACATATGATGATGTTTTACCAGTTACATCTTTATGTAGCTTTATAAAATATTTAAATTCAAGTAAAGAATTTTCAAAAGCTAAAATTGTTGAAGGAGAAGATTTTGGTGTTAGAAGAACTTGGACTCTTAATTTAAGTCCTATGTCTCCAAGTCTAACTAACGTGCACTGGGCTAATCTTTGGACCTACGTATTACACAAATGTTTTATAGATTACTCTAAAACATTTTCAAAAACTTCAACTAATTATTACAATAAGATAGTAGAAGTTACAGCCTTAAAATATGAAAAAGATGGATTCTATAAAACTCATTGGGATCATTGTTTAGAATTTCCTAGAACATTAAGTGCTATTGTTTTATTAAATAATGATTATAAAGGTGGAGAACTTTGTTTTAAAGATCCGGATGGTTCAAACGATAATGTTATTTTAACAAAACCAAATCGCATTATTGTTTGGCCAAGCACTTTTTTATATCCACACGAAGTTAAACCTGTAATAGAAGGAGTAAGATATTCAATAGTATCATGGGCACTATAAGAGATTTTAAATATAAAAAAATTAAAAAATTTTTAACTAAAAAAGAAGTAGAGTTATTAACAATTTATTCAATAATAAAACACAGAGCTAATTCAGATAGTTTTGATACACCTTTAGGTTTGTCTAATAATTTAGACACCATGTATTATGGAGATGCTGTTATGGAATCTGTGATGTTAGGTAAACAAAATGTAATTGAAAAAGAAACAGGTTTAAAATTACTGCCTACATATGCTTTTTGGAGAATGTATACTTACGCAGCTAATTTACCAAAACATAGAGACCGATCTGCTTGTGAAATAAGTGTTACAGTAATGTTAGGATCCGATGGCACTGAGTGGCCTATATCTATGAATGGTGTTAAAGTAAATTTAAAACCAGGAGACGCTGTAGTTTATCTAGGATGTGAGGTAAAACATGGAAGAGAGGATTTTAAAGGGGATTGGCAATCTCAATTATTTATGCATTATGTAGATAAAAATGGGAAATATACAGAATGGGAAGGAGATAAAAGATCAATATACGGAACCACAAAACGAACAAGGAAGTAAATTATGGAATTTAGACAATACAAAGACGGAAGTTGTGATTTAGTTTTTACAGACGAAGAGTTAAAGGTAATAAATAAAAACAAAAAAGTACATTTATCTGATACTTTTTTAAGACATTTTGGAAATAATCTGGTTAAGATTGTTGCAGATTGGAATAGTAATTTTAATAAAGAATTACAAAATCTTCAAACTAAAGCAAATGAAGATATTGTAGTAAAAAACAATAAATAACTATCTATTTATTAAGCAAAAAATCTGTGATATAGGTAAAATATGTTACAAAAAATAGGATTTCAACCAGGTATCAACAAACAAATCTCAGAAACCACAGCTGAGGGACAGTGGATAGACTGCGATAATGTTAGATTCAGATATGGCACACCTGAAAAAATAGGTGGTTGGAAACAATTAGGAACAGATGATTTAACAGGAGCTGTTAGAGGTCTTCATCATTATGTAAATAGTTTAGGTAGAAAATATGCAATTATAGGGAGTAATAGAATTCTATACGCATATTCAGGAGGTATATTTTATGACATACATCCAATTAAAACTACAACCACTTTAACAAATGCATTTAGCACAACAAATGGATCACCGACAGTCACTATAACATTTTCTACTGCTCACAATATTACAGCAGGTGAAATAATATTATTAGATAATTTTACCACAATAACAGGATCTAACTTTAGTGCATCTGATTTTGACGATAAAAAATTTATGGTAACGACTGTGCCTTCAACCACAACACTAACAATTACAATGCCATCTAATGAGACAGGATCTGGTGCAACAACATCAGGGGGTATTAGAGTACAACATTATTATCCAGTAGGACCAGCTGTGCAAGCAGAAGGATTTGGATATGGATTAGGTTCTTGGGGTGGTGAAGCTGCAGGAGCAGTTACCACAACTTTAAATGGTGCTATTAACGCATCAGTAACAACTCTTACATTAACAGACGCTTCACAGTTTCCTGATTCTGGAACTAATTTTATCATTATTGGATCAGAAGAAATATCTTACACAGGTGTTAGTGGAAACACATTAACAGGATTAACAAGGGGAGTGGCAGGAACAACAGCGGCATCTCATAGTGATGGTGCAACAGTCACAAACTCAACTGATTACATTGCATGGGGTGAAGCAGCATCAGGAGATTTAATTATTGAACCAGGTATGTGGTCACTAGACAATTTTGGTGACAAAGCAATTTGTTTAATTGTTAATGGTTCTGTGTTTGAATGGGACTCATCTTTATCAAACGCAACAGCTACAAGAGCAACAATTATATCTGGTGCACCAACAGCATCTCGTCACATGGTTGTATCAACACCCGATAGACACTTAGTGTTCTATGGAACAGAAACAACAATTGGTGATACGTCTACACAAGACGATATGTTTATAAGATTTTCTGATCAAGAAGACATTAATACTTATACACCTACAGCAACCAATACAGCTGGTACACAAAGATTGGCTGATGGATCACAGATCAGAGGGGCAATCAGAGGTAGAGATGCGATCTATGTCTGGACTGATACAGCTCTATTTACACAACGTTTTGTTGGTCAACCATTTACATTTGCGTTTGCGCAAGTTGGAACCAACTGTGGGTTGGTTGGAAAAAATGCATGTGTAGAAGTTGATGGTGCTGCATATTGGATGTCAGAAAACGGTTTCTTTAGATATGCTGGTAAATTAGAATCATTACCATGTTTGGTAGAAGATCATGTGTACGATGATATAAATTTAGAATCTGGTAATCAAATGGTATCTGCTGGATTAAATAACTTGTTTGGAGAAGTTATATGGTTCTATCCAACATCTTCATCGTCTGTTGTAAATAGAATGGTTTCATATAATTATTTTGACTCTTCACCACAAAGACCAGTTTGGACAAATGGCACATTATCTAGAACTATGTGGAGAGATTCTGCAGTGTTTGGAACTCCACATGCAACAGAATACGACGCAGATACTGATACATCTTTTGATGTTGTAGGAAACACAGAAGGTATTACAACTTACTATGAACATGAAATAGGAACCGATCAAAATAAAAATGGGACTATTACTGCAATCACAGCAAACATTTCATCTGGAGATTACGATATAAGTCAAAGAGCACAAAGAGGTCAAACAACAAGTGTAGCTGATTTAAGAGGAGATGGTGAATTTATTATGAAAATAAGAAGATTTGTTCCAGACTTTATAAGTCAAACAGGTGCAACCAGAGTTACAATACAATTAAAAAACTATCCTAATAGTTCACAAGCTAGTTCACCACTTGGACCATTTGACATAACTTCTTCAACTACTAAGGTAGATACACGTGCAAGAGCAAGAGCGGTAGCTATGAAAATAGAAAATACTGCTGCAAGTCAAAGTTGGAAACTTGGTACATTTAGATTAGACATACAACCAGATGGACGTAGATAATGGCAAAGATAGCACAAGTATTAACAAGAGCTAGTAAA